TATTGTTCGACTTGTTGAGCATGACGAAGGGATGTTAGTTTTAGAGTGTCGCTAGCAATCATCGAACTCATCGCGGTCGAATTGGAATCCAGGCTATTGGCTATGGTGGGCGATTCGACTACGTACCCGACCGATGTTCAAGAGGTTAAGCGACCTACTCGATTCGCCAACTACACGCCGATAGATCGCCAAATCATCATAACCCAGGGCGTCCAGAATGAAGTTCCCGAGTTATCTTGCCCGGGCAATCCTCCAGCGGTTGCGTTGGCTCAGCAATTCAATATCCGGCTGATTTTGATGCCCTCAGAGCGAAGCCAAGACGCGATCGACACGCTACTAAATCAATTCGGGTCGGATGTTCGCAAGTGCATCTGTAACCCGGCTAGTTCCTGGCACACGTTCGACGGCAACGCTTTGTTTGCTACCTTCGGGACCAAGATCAACTTTACCTCCGATGGCGGTATCGACGGGGCGAACATGCAGTTGATCGTAACCTATCGAGTCGATGAAGACGATCCGACAGTGAGGCGATGACGCAATGATAATCGACATCCAGGCACACGAAGAAAAAGCGAAGCTCGCTGCCGAGCGGGTAATCAACTACGCCGATGGGCTAGAGAAGGCTTTTAGTAATCGCATTGACGAAGCGACAAGGGACGTAAGGCGGCGAACTCAGCGAGAAATCGTTACAGCGATGGCCGTTGAAAGGGTCGAGGAGCTTAGGTCTTTTTGCGTTGACGAAAAGATAATCGACAACGTACTAGCCAAGGAATCGATACTGAAAATCGACGACACGTTTACCGTACCGCTTAGGGCATTCAAAGCACGGCAAACGGTCGAAGGGGTCGAGATTGAATTCGTTCGAGGTACCCCGGCGATGGTCTTCGATGGGGCTTTCGGGCCGAAGATTCCTAAGCTCGGCAAAAACATTTACAAGCGGCTCGGACGGGCTCGATTCCCAATCCAGAAACTCAGAGACTTGCAAGCAACCAAGATCGAGGGCGTCAAGGATGCCTTCGATCGCGGCGCGGCTCAGGCTAAATCGATAATGACCCGCAAGCTCAAAGAAGCCAAACAGGACGCAAACGACATACTCGGGAGAGACAAATATGCTACTACGTAAAAAGACCGTTTTGGGTGCCAAGATCGAATCGACCGTAGGCACAGCCGAAACCATTGCGGCAGCGGATTGCACCGTCAATGCTTATGACCTAATGATTAACCCGGAGTTCCCTTTCGAGGAACGGCAAGGCCAAGGCGGTTTCGGTCGCTTAGCATCCATTCCAGGGGCCAGAATTGGCCGGGCTACCTTCTCGGTCGACCTTGCCTACGATGGCTCGGCAGTTCCGGCATGGGCTAGCACTTTTCTTCCGGCTTGCGGTGTAGTTCTCTCGACGGCAACCTACTTCCCCAAAACCGAAGTTCCGGCATCGGGGAGCAGCGTAAAGACCCTCACAATTGCGGGGTTCTTTGATGGGGTCCGGCGGCGTATTTATGGGGCTGTTGGCAATGCTCGATTTATCCTGCCTACTGGGAGAATGGGCCGGGTTGAATTTGACTTCCAAGGCGTCTACGGTGACGAAGCAGACGATGCGATTCCATCGTCGATCAACTACGTCAACACGCTACCGCTTCGCGTTGCGGGCGGTGCTACGTCTTGGGCGTCGACGAACATTTGCCTTGAGTCGGCAACGATCGATCTGGGCAACGTCATTACTGCTCGGGAATGCTCGACCTCAGCGGCTGGCGTCGATAACTTTGTTATCACTGATCGCAATCCGCGAATTACCGGCAATCCAGAATCCAAGTTGATTGCCACTCAAAACCGATACAGCCAATTGCGCGACGGGACCGAGGCTAGCCTATCGTTTACGATCGCGGGCCCAACAACCTCAACGCTTGTCTTCGCAATGCCTAAGGCTCAGCTAGTAGCCAAGCCGATGGGCGAGCGAAACGGCATTATGACCGATCAACTCGAATGGCAAGCCAACAAAAACGTAGACACCTCGGATCAAGAATTCTCAATCGCTTTCAACCATGCAGCCTAATACATTTACAGACAAAATTGACGGGTGTGACATCGAGTTTACCTTGAATCGCTTGAAGTTCCGAAAGACTGAACAGGTCTTGGGGCTCATCAGCGATTTCAGGGAATCGACCGAACCAAAGAAGCAGATGGCAGCGATTCGAGAAGCCGTCTCGATTTGTTTGACCGGTTGGAGTCTCGACAGGCCTATAAGCGATTGGGACGAAGAGATTGAAGTTAACGACGCGGTAAAGCTTGTAAGTTGCTGTTTGCGAGGCAATTCGGCAAGCGAAGGTGATAAAAAAAAATAAGGGCAGCCGCATTTATCCGATGCGGCGAACTATGCAAAACTTGCACTCGAAATCAATGCAACAACAAGCCAAGCAACGACCTCCCGTTGATGCTAGCCTGTCCAGGTTGCGACGAGTCCGGGTGCGATGCTTGCGAAGGTCGAGGGTATTTTGAAATCGTCGATTGCCCAAAGGATTACGTTGGGCATCGAGTCAGTACAGCGGCCAACCTTGCGGCTTGGGTCTCGAAAGGGGTTTTGCCAGAGGCGGGCGGGATTTACGATCAGGATGCTTGGTTTGTTTCGGTGCAAAATGCACTTGAAGCCGACGTAAACCGAATCGAAGAACAAAGGCGTAAAAATGGCTGACGTAGAAGTCACACTTGGAGCAAAAAACGAAGCTTCGGCGGTGTTGCGTCAGTTCTCGACCGAAGTAACGCAAACGGCTCAGCAGGTCGAATTTTCGATCCGTGGCCTAGCTCAATTGGCAGGCGTGACGGCAGCGGTAATCGGCATCGTCGAAGCGGGGCGGGCCATTGCGGGCTTTGCATCGTCTTCGGTCGCAGCGTTTGACGATCTTAACCGATCATCGATCAAGCTTGCCGAGACCGTCGCTCTAATCCCAGGGGCAGGCAAAGCGGCATCGGATGAAATGGTCAAGGTTGCCAATAGCCTAGAGCGAATGACCAACGTAGATTCGGGGCGGATTCAGGATCAAATGGCCCAAGCATTGCGGCGCGGTGCTGGGGTGGGCGATATTGAGGACATGGCCGAAGCGGCTCTTGGCCTGTCAAGGGTGTTCGATCGAGACCTATCCTCTGCAATGCGGATGATTGAGGATGCGACCAAAGGGAACTTCGGGGCGTTCGAGGGCCTCATCCCGAATATCAACGAACTAGCCACAGCGGAAGAACGGCTAGCGGCGGTTAGTGAATTGGCTACCAAGGGGTTATTGAATAAGGCCGAGTCGGCAAGGTCGGCATTAGAGGCTAGCGAAGCCTTGAACGTGGCTACGAAAAACCTTTACGAATCCACCGGTGCTTTGCTTGCACCAATCCGGGATGTTGTGTATCGGGGCTTTGCTGTGGCCTTCGAGTACATTCAAGCTTCAATGATTCCGGCGATGGATGATTTTGAGCAACACGGAAAACAGATGGCCGATTCTTCACAGGAATCAGGATTGAGAATTGCCGAAGGTTTTGTAACCGGGTTCACAGCGGCAGAAATTGCGATATTTCGGTTTGAAGACGTTATGGAATCGGTCTCGGCGTCGATTTTGCTGAGCGTAAACCGGATTGCCAACGATTCGGTTTTCCGATTCCAGGAAATGGCGGTTCAAGCATCCTGGCTGGTTGAGAATATTGGAGCCATTACGGCAATTGTGGCGATGGGCAAGACTACGTTTGCCGAAGCCTTCCAGGACATGCCCTCGTTTGGCGAAAGGGTGGTAACCGAAACAGAAAAAAGCCTGCAAGCCATTCTCGATGAATCGGTCGGCGGGCTTACCGAAGATTTTGACACGAAGATCCGAGAGCGGCTTGAGGCATTGCAAGACGCAATGAAGCTAGAAATCGGCATCGATTTGAAGCCAAGGGCCGGGGCGGCTAGTGCGTTGCAAGATCAGATCCGATCACTAACAGCCTTCGAGTCGCGGGTACTGGTAAGGGGCCAAACGGATGGCCCAATCGATAAGCTAGTCAAGAACACGGCAGAGGCTAGCAAGCTACTTTCTAGCATTGACGGAACGCTAAAGAGCCCGACAGAAGCCCCGAAGGAACAATTCCAGCTCCAGGAGATCCGCTAGATGCTCAACGACAAAATCTACAGCGTTGATCTTATGTGGAGCGGGCTAGGCGGCGATATCTCCATTACTGACAACTTCCGGCGGGCCGATGCTAGGTTGCAAAAGGTATACCAAGTATTTACAACCCCCGACGCTTCCTTAAACGACGTTTTGCAAGCCCCTGGAATCCCGGCGGCAGGCTCGTCGTTCGGCGACGGGTTTGACTTTGTTTTAGCAGTTCAGGCAAGTATCAAAAGGCAAAGCCCGGTCTACTACCTTGTTACAGTACCGTATGAGGGCGAAGTGTCCCTGGGCCCAGAAGGGCCGTCAAGCAATCAAGACAATCGCGTACGGAATCCGTTGTTAGCCCCTGCGGTCGTTGATTTCGACGACGTTGAAGAAGAGCTAGAAATCGATGAGGATTTCGACGGCAATCCTTTAGTGACAGCCAACGGCGAACCCGTCAGTGGCGTTCGGCGTCGGTTTGCCGACCAGACAGTCACAATCCAGAAAAACTTGCTGACTTTTTCAAGTTACGTTCAGGCCCGATACCGTCATTCGGTCAACTCGGATACTTTTCTTACGTGGCCAGCGGGTACGGCAAAAATTCAAAAGCTCAGAGCCAAGGCGGTAGCAGCCCCTGAAACTCCATTCGGCGGCTATTACCAAGTAACGGCCGTGATTCAATTCCGCTACCCTTACCGAACCACACCGGAAAAGGCGTGGTATTCGCGATCGCGGCATGAAGGGTACTATAAGCGGGTCGAGCTACCAGGGCCTCCAGTCAACGGCGTTCAGCCCACGGCAATCGTCCGAGCAACTAGGGCAGGCGAACCAACAGCCAAGCCGGTGCTACTTGACGAACAAGGATTCCAGCTACCAGACGTCGATCCTCCGGCGCAGCAAACAGCGTTTTGGCAGGAAAAAAAGCTTTACGAACCACTTAGCTACAACGCACTAGGACTTCTACCATAAGGCCAAAAAATGAGCACTATTCAAAACGTCATTCTCCAGATTCCAGATCGATCACTAACCAATAACGACATCGCGGGCAACGCGAATATCGAACCATCGAAGCTAGGGCAAAAAGTCTTGGCCGAATACGTGGTCCCTGTTGAGGCGTTTAAGACATGGGATGCAGTTGCAACCAATCTACCGGCATCGGCAGCTAGCGACGACCTGGGGCTAGTTACAGGCACCTGGTTGACCAATCCGGTCAGGATCACGGCAGGGGATTGCAAAAACCTAGGAGCCACAACCCGAAGAGCCTATTTTTCGATCCCGATTCCCCCGAACTACGATGACGGCGAAACGATTCAAGTCCGCATCCGGGCAGCGATGGAGACTACCCTAGCCTCGACGGCTTGCACGATCGATCTAGAGGCCGTGGTAGGGTCAAGCGGAACGCCAACAGCGGATTTGGTAACTACGGCGGCTCAGTCGATGAACTCGCTTACAGCGGCCAATTTCGACTTCACGATTAACGCGGCCAGCGTCGACCCAGGGCAATTGCTCGAATGCCGACTGTCGATTTCGTGCAACGACACCGCGACAGCTACGGCGGTAACCCCAGCGGTCTACAAAGTATCCTTGCTCGCAGATACCAGGGGCTAAGCGTGGCTCAAAAGGATATCGGGTACTACAGTCCAGCCCTTGCGAAACGGATTCGCGATAATTCGTTCGCATGGGAGCGCGAAAGGGCGGCAAAGCCGATCGAGATCCGGCAATCGACCCCTGACCCGATTTACTTTTACAACGCATCGACCGAAACGATACCGGCTTATGGTTGCATCCAAAAGGTCGGCATGGAAACCATCGACGGCCAGTCGATCATCAAAGTCGACAGGCCGATCGATTACACCGCTTCGGTAATGGGTCCATTTTTGCTCAATGGGCCAGCGGAGGTAGCTGCAAACGGGCTTGGTACGGCTCAATGGGGGCCGATCTTACGGGCCAAGAAAGATTCAGCGACCTACTCGACCGGAACGCGGATGGGGCCAGTCGAATCGTCGTTCGACCTGTCGAAAGGATGCCTGTTTACCTTCATCGGCGACGATGAGCAATCCGACGACCTAATCAAGGTGATTGCTTGCGAGACGCCATTGCTGGCCATTGTTGGGGCCTCTGGCATCGCGGGCAATAGCAGCGGGCAAGTGACAGCCAAACAACCCGCAAGCGGCAATTGGACAGCGGGCAGCGTGACCTATACGGCGTGGGCTCCGACAGCAACGGCAATAGCAGCGGCGGCTACGGTTATGATATTTCCGATCGATGCCAAGTGGGTTGCCGTGGAGGTTTGCTAAATGGGATGCTTTGGGCGGTGTAATTGCGGTGACTGCTGCATGGACCCTAGCGAACTTGCCGAGCTTGTCTCGAATATCACGGTTGACGGGCCAAGCCTTAGCGGTGCGGTGCTAGAGTTTGAATCGTCGAACTGTTGCCATATTGCACGCCAAGAGCTAACCAATCCAGGCTATACGACCGACTGCAAAAAGATTGCCGAAGAGACGATTAACGAATCGTCGACCACTTCGGTCAAAATTATCGAGTCTCAAAAGTTTGTAGCTAGCCCAGCGTGGACGATCTATTTCGACGCTACCCTTGGCAGTTGCATCTACGAGACAAGCAGCGCGAGCGTTACCGGGGCTCAGGCTTGCGGGGAAATCATCAATTGCGGCACGACTCAAATTGATTTCGAGCTAATCGAGGAATACTACTTTGCAGCGAAGTACCGCTACCTTGCTGTGAATATCGCGATCTACAAACGTGAAATGATTTGCCCCCCTGGAACCGAAGTTGTTTGTCGATACGTCGTTGAATGCACAATTGAATATGAGGTTCAGGAGGGCGGCGGTATCTACAATTCGTTTACCCGCGACGTTACCTACTCGAACGAATTCGGGTGTTGCGAGCGGACTGCTTGCGATACCGAAAAGCTAACGCATGATCCAGCTTTCGATTGCGAGACCGATTTGACCTTTGGTAATCCTGAGACGCGATACATGACCAAGGTTCGGGTTTACGATACGCTTGAGGATATTCCTAGCGTAATTACGTTTGACGACGATACGCCGATCACGCAATGCAACTTCGATTTTTGCGTACCGGGTGCTCTTTACGATCGAAACGACTTAGGCTTTTGCGTTCAGGCTGATAACGTAAACATCGAGGAAGTTGAGGGCGGCATACGCGAAGAGCTTTCAATATCGGCATCATGCTTGTTTTGCCTTGATACGGGGGCATCTTGCGACAATGACCTCGTCAACACAACTGAGGGCGAAGTCGAGTATTGCCCGCGGATACCCGGCTACCCTTGCGACTGCGAAAGCAATCGGTTTCTTGGCAGAGGGCTTTCGGCTGGTAGTATCAGCCCTCCCTACGATTACTCGATTTTCACGGTTGCCGGGGCATCTAGCGTAAGTGTTTCAGGGTGCCACCAACTCAGAGATCAAAACATCAACACAACGCAAGATTGCCCTCCAACGTGCCAAAGCCCGGACACCTATCCAGGAGTCGACATTGACGACCGAACGTCCTGCAATTGGTGGGATTGCTCAAGTTGCATTGCGGGCGAAGATCCGATTGTTATGCCGTACCAAAATAGAGGCCCAACGGTCGATGCTTATTCGTTTAGCCAATCGATCAACTATCTAACGGGCAATTACCGAATTTGCGTACCGTTTCCACCCGTAACAGTGACGCTTAATCCATGAGCACAGTAAAAATTGTCGACTTCGCGGAGCTTGTCAAGCAATGCCGAAAGCCCGGACAGCCAAGGCCACAACCGACACCAAGGCCGACGCCGATGAGCAACGAGGAGCTACTAGCTAAGCAGCAAGAGCGATCCAATCAAGCCGGGCGGCTAGCTTGGACCAAGCTCCACAGCTATCGCGGGTGCGACCCTCAGTGGCTCGACATCTGGCAGTACCTAATCCCGCAGCGGTGCGACTGCAAGGACGGCTATCAGCGGATCCTAGCCGAGATCCCCCCCGACTTCACCTCCCCCGAAGCATTTTTCGCCTGGGGCGTCGCGCTACACAACGCCGTCAACGCGAAGCTTGGCAAGCCCGAAATCACGATCGATGAAGCCTACTCTATTTGGAGGAAATCAGATGGGGTCACCACCGAAAACAGCGGGACGATTGTACCTTGAGGAGCTTTGCAAAAAGTTCCCTGACGCTCCAAACATTGGGCTAGCTAAGCGAGCCAAGCAGGAAAGGCCCGAGACGTTTGCGACGGTCGACACCGCAAGGAGCATGATTCGCAACATTCGCGGGGCGTTGGGAAAAAAGAATCGAAACCAAGCGACCCAGCCAAGGCCAAAGGGCAAGGCGGGGCAAGTTCCGAAGATGCCCCCGTCGTTGGCAGAACCCTGGATTCCGATTGAGTTAGATTGCAAGCGATGCGGGATAATCTCAGACGTTCATATTCCCTATCACAGCGAAGTGGCTTTCGAGGCGGCGGTTAAGTCCCTAAAGAAATCCAAAATCGACACGCTGCTAATCAACGGGGACTTCGCGGACTTTTACCAAGTCTCCAGGCACCAGCGAGACCCCAACCATCGAAAGCTATCGGTTGAGTTAAAGCTTGTGGTTGAGGGTCTTGAGTGGCTTCGGTCGGAATTCCCAAAACAAAAAATCGTGTACAAAATGGGCAACCACGAAGAACGCTGGGATCACTTTATCTGGAATCGCGCTCCTGAGATTTACGACCTTGCAGCGGTACGGCTCGATGAGCTACTGCAACTCAAGCGGCTCAAAATTGAAATGGTCGGAGACAATCCGATTATGCTCGGCAAACTTCCGGTTCTTCACGGGCACGAATTAGGCAAGTCAATTTTTAGCCCGGTCAATCCAGCTAGAGGGGCATTTCTTAGGACGCATCATAGGGTGCTAGTCGGACACAGTCACCAGACATCAACGCACACAGATAGCGATATGTTTCACTCGATGACCCCATGCTGGTCAATGGGCTGCCTTTGCGATATGACCCCAAAATTTGCGCGGGTAAATCGCTGGAATCACGGCCATGCAATGGTTGAGGTTAGCTCAGGTGGTAATTTTGACGTTACGAACTACCGCATCAATCGACGCGGGGAAGTGTGGAGCGCGTAGTGAAAGCCATTATCCGCAAGCAAACCTGGACGATCCGCGACGACACAAGGCCAGACGAATTCGGCTATTGCGACCTCGAAGGGGACCGGGGCCAGCCTAGGACGATCGGCATTCGACCAGGGCTCGACGAGGGGCAAGACCTCGATACAACGCTTCACGAATGTTTGCACGCAGCACTGCCGGACTTGTCGGAGGAAGCGGTAACGGAGATAGCTAGCGACCTAGCCAGGGTGCTTTTGGCCCGTGGTTTCGGGCGATCCTAGCCACCTAGCCAAAAAAACTACAATCTTTTTTCCCTGCGTTTTCGTTGGCGAAACGACTATTTTGGGGAAAACTTCGATATCTTTATCGGTAAAGGTGTTGATCTTTGTTTGGGGTGGCGATAATATACACACGTCGGAAGCAAATGAGACGACCGACGCAACGCAAACCAGGACAGTAACGATGAACGCAACAAGCGCAAGCAAAATCGAAGTGACCAGCAAGATTGTAAGCCGCGACCCGTACAAGTACGGCGCAACCGCAAGCGTGACGATTAACGGCCAGACCATCGAAGCAAGCTATATCGGAACGGCAGACGAATCCCGCAAGGAAGTCAAGGCCGGCGCGATTGTCGAACTGCGAGCCAAAGCAAGCCGACTTGGGACCAGGATCAGCTAGATACTCGGCTAGCCCAAGGCTAGTCGCGGTAGTAACGGCAGGATAGAACTTGCCGCTTCTAGACCTGCCCATCGGCCAGAGCGGTTTTTTGACCCCAAAAAAACTTCCACATCTTTTCCCAAAAACCTGTTGACCTTTAATTCCCTGCCCGATAATATACACACGTCGGCAACAACGCTGACGCAAACCACTAACCGGAGACGATGAACGATGAGCCAAGAACAACGCAAGCGAGTACAGGAAGCTTTGATCGAGACAGAAGCTTTTATTGCGAAGGAATCAGCACGACGAGCAGATATCCGACCCGCATCGGTGCAACAACTTTTGGATTTCTACATCGAACACGCAGAGCATCTTAGGTCAATGCTTGCACGCTAGCCCACTAACCAGCCGCCAACGGCGAAACCCTTCGGGGTCTTTTTACTCACACCTTTTTGGAGACGATACGATGCAATTCACGAAGACAGCAAGCGGCAACTGGGCAAGGCAAACGCAAACCAGGGAGAGCAAGTCTCTCGGCACCTACTTGACCGAATCGGAGGCTAAGGCCGTCCCGGGCGTCCACGAAGTCAGCCCGCTGGTAGCTAACGGCAAGGTGGCAAAGCGGCACGGCGTAGCAGTCGGCACGGTGGTTTATCTGGCGATCCGATACGGCAAGACCCGGCGGTACATGGTTCACGCATCGGCAGCGGATTGCTTGGCTCGCGGCGTGGTCCCTGGTGCTTGCAACGTCTAGCCCTCAAGCCCCCCTGCCGGGATAGGCTCCGGCTAAACACTTTTTTGGAGACGATGAAATGCAAGACACGCAAACCAGCGACGAGCCACAACCGCAAAGCGGACTGACGACCAAGGAAGTCGATTCGTCGATGGTCCGATCTGGCGACGTAGTGGTTTTGAGCGACGGAGGCAAAACCGTGACTTACGTGGTTCTTGGTTTCACGAAGTGGCATGTAAATGTCACCACCAAAAAGAACTACGATTACTGCATTAGGACATACGGGGAGTACAGCGGGATCGTTTGTGGGTACGCTAGCTTCCCTAAGAAATCAACGGGCGTGCAAATGGGTTTTTGGGCCATGCTGCAAACCATCAATGGCAAGCAATACAACTCGGGACGCTAGCCCCATGAAACCCTGCACCAAATGCCAGACCCCCAAGCCCCTCTCGGAGTTCCGCAAATCCAACCGGACCAAGGACGGGCTAGACACTCAATGCCGAGACTGTCGGAAGGCGAAAGCCAAGACAACAGAGGCGCGAAACACACCATCGACGCGGGCCAACTGGGCACGCGGGACGCTGGCAAAATTGCACTTAACTGAGAGGGATTACTCGTAATGGCAAAACAACCAAAGACGAACGCGGAGTTGATCGACGATATACGGCGATCCGGGAACGCAATCGATGAGAATTGGGACTGGGCCTTTTGCTTGAGCGGCAAGGTCAACCTCGACGGATTGCAAAAGGTCGAAAGCCATGCCAACGCACTTGCGATCTACTGCAAGCTCCTACGGCAGCGGCTTGAAGAACAAGACCCGGCAGTCCAGCACCTACGCAAGACACTACAGGAGGGCGAATAATGGCATTGCATTCAGCGACCGAATTACGGGCAATCGCGGAACTTTTGGACGCGATCGAAAAGTTCCAATGCGATCACTCGCACGACTTAATTTTGACCGGAAGCCTCGACGTTTCTGACGGGTCAGCAAACCCAACAATCGGACAGGTGCAAATCACCGAAGACAACTGGCACTACGTAACTGAGGAGACCAAAGAAAATGAGTAACCAAATACCGGGCGTACCGGAGGGCTGGGAGTTGGTGGAGTTTCGCAAGCCAAACCAAGGCGAGTGGGTAATCAATTGGGCCGGCCAGATAGAGCAATGGAGCCACGGCGATTCAGCCTATGTTTTCGCTATCATCCGCAAGATCGAGAAGCCCGCACGCTATCGACATTTTGCGAATGCGGAAGAGTACTTGCCTCACTGGGGCAAGCCGATTCGCCTAAAGGGCGGTGCAGGCTTCGATAGCGTGGTCAGCACTAGCGATCTGGGCGTATACGTTGCGAGCGGCACCAAGACCGTCTGGTACTCGATGGGAGAGGCTTTTGCGAAGCTTACCTTTGCCGACGGAACCCTCTTTGGAGTGCGGATTGATGAATAACCCAACTGTCAACGT